GCAGATAAAACCGCACAGCAATTCGTCATCCTCGTCATGTGTTAAAATAAGATTAGCCTTGACTTTGGGCAGTAGTTCAAGGGTTTTATCCACGCCGCTCACCTCCTGTGTGTTTAGGGTGCAGTTCCGGTTTGCATAAGCTGGATGCCTTCGGCAAGGATAACCTTCGCATCCACACGCTGGTTTCCGATGAAGCCCACCTGTCCGTTGCCTGCGAAAAGTTCATTCAAACGCTGGACGGTTCTGCCCATGCGGTCGCCAATCCAGTAATGGTTAAAATCACCAAACGCCACGGGCAAAGCCCCGGCTTCCACAACCGGCACATAAGGTGAGGTGTAGAGCCTATACCCCAGCAATCGGTCGGGTTCTCCGGCTTGGACGGAGGGTTGCCATAAATACTGGCCGTTCGAGTCCTTCAGCTTACGGATAGCCGAAACGGTGATGTCACGCATAAGGAACACGGCATTTCTGCGGTAGGGGCTTTTGAGTGCATAAATCAAATCGATAAGGTTGTCGGTGCTGATTGCCGCCGTAGCGGTAGTTACGCCAACGGTGCCGCCGTCTGCGGTAAAAATACCCGTGGGCTTATCTGCGCCGTCACCAATACAGAACGCTTCCTCTTCGGCAATGCCGAACGCCCGCGCAAAATCCTCCGCAATGTACGCTTCGAGGTTAAACATGGAGTCTTGTAAAAGTTCGATACTGACACGCGCTAAAGTGGACAGTTTGTAAGCATCGAGAGATTTTTGCGAAAACGTCATCATGGTTTCGGTGATGGCGGCGTTCTCCTGCGTCCAAAATGCCACAGCCCTGTCCGCAGCAATGGGAATTTTACGTTCGGCATTGGTGTTTACAACCTTGGCGATGCGCCGAATTACGTTGTATTCGTCCAAACCTTTGATGATTTGGCGTTCAAATTCCACAGGCACAAGGTAACCGCCATCGGAATCCGGGGAAGTGCTGAGTACGTTGTGGATGGGTTTACGGTTGCGCAGGGCGTTGCCGAAATCCTCTTTGTACTCATTAGAAGCGCGGCCTGTTTTGGCGGCTTCGGTTGCGGCAGGGGTGTTGGTTACGGGCTGGCTGGTGGCCTTGTTCAGTTCAAGGTCATAAGCGGCTTGGCGTTCCAAGCGGTCGATTTCCTTGCCCAAGTTCACCATGTCCGCTTCCATTTTTTCGTATTGTGCGGCGGCTTCTTGGGAAACCGTGCCGTCTGCGCCGCGATTGCTGTCCAAGAAATCCTTGGCAGTGTTCCATACCTTGTTGCGCTTTTCGCGCAATTCGAGAATCGTGTTCATACAATTACCTCCCATTATTTGTTGGATATTAAAGAGAGCCGCTTTTCCAGCGACTCTGCACACACGCCTTTGGGCGTTGGTGGTTCGGGTTTCGGTGGTGTTTTTGCATTTACTTGCAATTTATCCAGCAGCGAGTTTGTCACCGCCCGCCGACTGAATACATAATTTGTGGCTACGGCATCGGGTTTTTGCTGTTTAGCATCCTCCAGTATGCCGTCCACAAATCCCCATTCAATGGCTTTATTGGCGTTCATCCACGTTTCGGCATCCATCCAGTTTGAAATTTTTGCCCGTGGCTGGCTAGTTTTGATGTTGTAGGCATTTATGATGGACTCCTTCACTTCATCCAACATATCCTGCGCACGACGCATTTCTTCACTGTCGCCGATTGCGATAGACATGGGATTGTGAATCATCATAAGTGCCGTGGGTGCCATAAGGACATTTGTACCCGCCATTGCCACAACGGAAGCGGCACTCGCCGCCAAGCCGTCAATCTTGACCGTGACGTTGCCTTTGTATTCCATAAGCATGGTATAGATTTGGCTTGCTGCGATGCAATCCCCGCCGGGGCTGTTAATAAAAATGGTGATGTCACCATTTGAGGCAAACAATTCATCCCTAAACGCCTTGGGTGTAATTTCATCGCCCCACCATGTAGAGGACGAAATAACGCCGTCAAAATGCAACACACGTTCACCCGCCTCGTTTTTACTCCAGTTCCAAAACTTCTCCATCAGATTTTTCCTCCTCCCCGTTAGAATTTTCCAATACTGCATTCATACGGCTAACCAGCGGCATTAAATTTCCGTTGACCAGCAGCAAATCCCCGCCTTCCTCTTCGGGAATAAGGTTCATTTTTTCCAAGCTGCGGATGTCGTTGGCACTGAGCCAGCCGTTTTGCCGCCCAACGGCATAACCATCCATGCGGCTTTTATAATCGCCTCGGAGCAGGCCGTCCACGTTAAAGCGAATCATGATTCTGGGTTTTTCGCCGGGTAACAGCAATGCCGCCTGCATACTGTCCTCCCACCGCCGTACCCATGGATTAAGCGTGTACATGACAAATTCCAAGGATTGTTGGGTTATGTTGGAAAACGAACTTTTGTCGAGGTCGCCAATCATGTGGAGCGGTACGCGAAATATCCTCGCAATTTCGGCGATTTGGAACTTGCGCGACTCCAAAAACTGGGCTTGTTCCGGCGCAATGCCGATGGCGTTATATTTCATACCCTCTTCCAAAATTGCGATTTTGTTTGCGTTTCCGGGGCCGCGATATTCTGCATTCCAACTGTCCTTCACACGCTGAATGTCCTTTATGGTGGCAGGGTGTTCCAATATGCCGCCGGGAGTCGCACCGTTGGCGAAAAATTTAGAACCGTACTCCTCGGCCGCCAAAGTCATGCCGATGGCATCCTTCGCCATTTGTATGGGCGAGTAGCCGATTAAGCCGTCAAAGCCAAGCCCCGGAATATGCAATATTTCACCCTTGCGGAGTTTCACCTCGCCTTTGTTTTCGCTGCGGTAAATGTAAACAATCTGCTCGGTGCGGGCATCCCGCTCCACCGTTACACGGTCGGGCAAAAGCGGGTAGAGTGCTATAGGGTAGCCCCTTCCATTTCTTACCACTTGTGCATATGCGTTGCCGAATAAAAGAAGATGACTCATAAGCGTTTCGCGGAACACAAATGAAGTCATCTCCGAATTTGGCTCGTCATGGAGCAGCTGGTACAGTGGGTGGCTAATTTTTAATATTTTGCCGCCGTCCTCCACACGTTCATATACGTGGAGCGGAAGCCCTGCCAGTGATTCCGCTAAAACCCTCACGCAAGCGTAAACGGCACTGGTCTGCATGGCTGTCCGTTCATTTACCGCCTTGCCGGAAACTGTGCCGTTGTTAAATAATGACCAGTTCCCTAATAAGCCGCCGGTTTCGTTCTTGGGGGCATCCCTTGCCCGGAAAAGCCTGCTAAAAATGTTCATATGAAATCACGCTCCCTCTACAAAAATAAAATGCCGCGTTTATCGTACACAGACTCGGTTTCGATGCCGCCTTGAAGCATGGCGCGGGCAAGTCCCATCACGAGGCTCACAGCACCGTCCACTTTTTCGGTAGATTTTTTCTTGCTGATTTTCATGTTCAAATGTGCATCCGTTTCCGCTACCACGTTGCCGATGTTCCAGTCCATCACAGGGTGTTTGCCGTGGCGCAGCTTGCCTTCCTGTACCAATTGCATGAGGTCGCGGGTTGGCGTTGCCATGCTTGCGAAGCCCTGCCCAAAGGGGAAGACGGTAAAAGCCCGCTCCGCGCCCAACTCTTCGAGGTCACGGCGAATTTTCTCCGCTCCCCAGCGGTCGTAGGCGATTTCACGGATTCGAAAATCCTCAGACAGTTTCGTTATAAACGCCGTGATGTAATCGTAATCCACAACATCACCCTCGGTGGTATTGAACACACCCATTTTATGCCACACCGCATACGGCACATGGTCGCGCCGGGTTCGTAGGTCGATGGCATTTTCGGGAAGCCAAAAATACGGAAGCACCGTGTATTTCTCATCGCTGCCTTCCGGGGGAAACACCAGCACCAAAGCCGTAAGGTCGTTGGTGGAGGACAAGTCCAACCCTGCGTAGCAATCACGCCCTTTGAAATCGTCAATGTCAATGTCCTCGCCGCAGGCATCCCATTTATCCATTGGCATCCAGCGGATGTCAGAGTTAGTCCATTCGTTTAAGCGGAATTGCCGAAAGTGCATCTCCTCGGCGGGGTTTTGCCGTGCCTGCTCGTAAGCCGCTTTGACGGTTTCAAAAGGAATAGTCACGCCGATGGAGGGGTTGCATTTCAACCACACATCGGGGTCATTCCAGTCGTCTTCGTCATTCATGCCGTACACCACTGGATAAAACGAGGGGTCTAATTTCGAGCCGTCCAGCACCGCCTTTGCTTTGTTATGCATCTCGTAACAGATACTGGTACGGTCGCGCCCTGCCGTGGTGATGAGAAAATACAGCGGTTGTCGCCGCGCATCGCCCGTGTATTTTGTCATCGTATCGAACAACTCGCGGGTCTGTTGCGCCCACAACTCGTCAAAAATAAGCCCCGACACGTTAAAGCCCTGTTTGGATTTGGTTTCCGAGGAAAGCACACGGTAAAAACTGTTGGTGTGATTAAAAATAATCCGTTTAGTGGACGGTACTAATTTGGAAAGTTTGTGTAAGTCGCCGCATTGTTCCACCATGGCTTTTGCTGTGTTAAACACGATAGAGGCTTGGTTAATGTCGGCAGCACAGGAATAAACTTCCGCGCCCGCTTCCCCATCGGCGAACAACAGATACAGCGCAATGGCGGCGGCGAGTTCGGACTTGCCGTTTTTCTTACCAATCTCCACATAAGCCGTGCGGAATTGGCGATATCCCGTTTCTTTATCAACGATGCCGAAAACATCACGGATAATCTGCTCCTGCCAGCCCATCAGCTTGAAGGGCTTTCCAAACCATTCGCCCGTGGTATGCCGTAGCATGGAGATAAAACCCACGGCAAAGTCAGCCCGCCGCCTGTCGTAACGGCTGGTGGACAGCATTAATTTTGTGGGTTTATATTCAAATGTCATCGGTTTCACCTCCATCAAAAAAGACCGCCTCGGCGGTCGCAGTCTATGGTACGAGAGCAAGCCCCGGTAGGGCTGCCTCGGTTGTTTTCGTGGCTGGGTAGTGCTTTAACTTGCGGCTTCTTCGATTGCCGCCAGTTCCCGCTGGAGCCGTGCAATTTCGGCGCGACGGTCGGTGATAATTTCAATATCGCCGTAGCCATCGCGGGCATCTTGCAAGTCACGTTCAAATTTTGTTGTTGGGTCAGCCAGTTCCGCAAGCCATGCCTTGAGCAGTTCCGCTTCGGCGGCATACTCGGCGTGTTCGGCTTCCTGCCCGGCTTTGGCTTCTGTCATTAGGTAGTTTGCGGAAGTGCAATAAAGGTTGTGGTTCGCCATTTCCAATGCTTTCTTCAAAATGGATTCTCTTGTCATTGCATTTTCCCCCTTATGGTCTGTGTTCGAGCCTTACGTCCTCGCCCTCGAAGTGGGCGATGTAGCGGGTTTCGCGTCCATCTTGGAGTTTCACCACCAGCCGCAGTTCCCCGTTTTCAAAAGCCGTGTACGTCCTTGTAATCCGCGCCCCTTCGGGCAGTTGTGCTTCGGCTTGTTGCCATTGTTCGCTGTTCATCCGTTTCCCCTCCCTTATTCGGCGTACTCGCCGCGATGAAAACCCCAGTCGGTGAGTTCGGTGAGCCTTGCCACCATGTATTCAGCCGAGCCTACGTTGCCCCAATTAATTTCATCGGGGTGGGTGTCCATGTGGTTGTCCACGTAGGTCATCAGTTCTTCAAGCCGCTCCCTTGCCTCTGCCATTTTTTCCATGAATGCACCTAGTGCTTTGTCATTGTTTTTCATTCTCATCCGCTCCTATCCTTGTTTTTGCAGGGGTTCTCGCCCCCTTGCATGAACAGTATGCCGCAGGTCGAAGGTGATTGGTAGTGGATTGTGATGGACACTTTTCACTCGCTTGCGGGAAACTCGCCGTGCAAGATGAGGTGCGAGTAAGCCTTGCGGTTTTCCTTTTCAATTAAGAAGCAGACCAGTTCGTGAAGTTCCATTTCGTAGGCGATGCGCTGGACGGCACCCACATCAAACATATTCGTTGCCGCTGTCGCTCTGACCTCAAGCACCTGCGCCTTTATGGTTTCAAGTTCTTCATGCGTGTAATCCATCGTCTGCCACCTCCGTTTCAGTTTCGGCGGTATCCGCTGAGTTGTCAGCGGATACCCCTTCAAGATTGCCCTCTGTGGTGGCTGTTTCGGGCTTACAGCCCGCTTTCCAAGCGGAGTTGCCGGGTAGCTTGGCAAGAAGGACGCGCCTCGCATTTTTGAACTCCGAGCCGACCATGCCGAGGGAGATGAGCCAAACCCTAAAGGAAAACTTGGGGCTGCTGTCCAGTTCCTTTTCCTTTGCCGTCACCCGTGCTTTGGTGAGTGACGTTTTGCAAAGCAGGCTGATGAGCGTGGCGTAGGCTTCCGTGTGTTCTGCGTCCAGTTCGCCGCTAAACCAAGGGAAGCGGAGCGTTTCGGTGGTGTATTGGATGGGTCGGTCGTCCACACCAAGCGCCGCTTTGAGGAGCGGAGCCTTGGCGGTCACCATGCGGCAGAGTATGTCCAGCTTCTCTGGCGTGAAGCCTGTGTTTGGTATTTCAATTACCAAGCTGTCGGCTTCGTCTGCGAGTGCTTCGATTTGTTTTGGCGGTAAGTCGTCAATTTCACGGAAGTCTTCGGCGCAGTTTTCCCAATCTTCGTGGGGTTGTTCAATGTCGCAGAGGTCTTGCGGTTCGGCTGTTTCAGTTTCATCGGCTTCGTAGTCGAAGTTTTGTGCCGTGAAGCCCATCCGCAGCAAGTTACCCACCAGCGTAAAGTCGTCCGGCCCCGTGAGCGTTCCGTCCTTGTCCACGTTGTACTCGTCGATTTGAAATGCGTTCTTGCCGGGACCGAGGTATTTCTTTGGCGTGTCCAAAGCCTCGCTGATTGCCGCCACCAAATTTTTGCGTTCTGTGCCTTGCAGATTGAAATTGAGTGTCATTCAAATCCCTCCAAAGGTTTATTTTGCAGGGGTTCGCGCCCTTGCAAGAACATATTGCCGCAGGTGACGGACTATATCAAATGGAGTGTGATGGCGTTAAAGCGGCGATGCCGCCAAGCACAAAAACACAGCACGGCAGCGCAATCCCATTCCCCCAAAGGCGGTATTCAGCCCCGTCCGTTTGCGGGTTTTTCAACCATTTAATAAGCTGGGTGCGGCTTTTGGGCTTTTCGGATTTGCCCATGACACGCCGATGGGTTTCCCAAACAGCCGCCCAAAAAGCGATGTCCTCTTCCGTTGGCTCGGCGATACCGAGGTCAGAGCAGAAATCGCTGGGGAAACCTTGCAGCAAGGCACATTCCTGCGGCGTTAGTCTGCGGACGATGTATCGGGTTTCTTCTAATATATTAGGGCAAGTTTCAACCACCATGTTTTCGCCGCCGGGATAATCACCGCCATTGGCTTTGAGGGTGGCAGGGTTTCTATCCCATTTGCCGTAACCGTTGTTACCGAAGGTGTCGTTCACGATGGGAGCATCCTTATAATCACGGCTCATCAGCGTGGGTGCTTTTTCTTCGCAAACTTGGGTGAAGCTGCCGCAGGTCATGGAATAAGTGGTATCTTCGGAATATGCAACTGTGCCAACTTCCACTGTATTCAATGTGTAAGCGATATTTTGCCTGTAGCCGTTCCCCCTATGCGAAGGACGTGAGCCATTACCCTCCAATGCAACCACCGCCATGCCCCCGCCATTTTTGTTGGGGTCGGGAACAGAAGTGTCCAACGTTCGGCTGGTGTCCGCTTCGTAGCAACCGCTGTGCGGATTATTCGATTTCCACGAGTTTGAACTTTTGGAAACTAAACCGAAAGCCGTGGGCGTTCCGTCCATGATTAAGGGAACATTACCGCCACCCGTACCCATGCGCTCCGTCAGCGTTTGCACAGTACCGCTTTCTTCAATCTTTATGCGGCTGTCGGCGGGGTGGTTTTCCAACGGAATAGCCACCGCCATGCGGTTATCGCCCATGTCGGCACGAAGTGCGCCTGTAGGTTCGCCATGCCATGCGTGGCCGCCGACACGGGAAGCCGCGCCGGGTTCAAATACAATGGGTTGATGCCCGTGTTCTTCCGCTCGAAGCGTAGCTGTCACATCCTCCGAAACGGACATAAAAGAGCCGCCTTGGTCATTTAAGACTTTGACGGCTTCGCTTGTTGTTCCAGTGCTACCTTCAACACCGCAGGCAGTTCCTTGCCACGGGAAGCCGCCCTGCGCAAAATCCCCTCGCAGGCGCGACTCGTCAAATAATATTTGTCCGGCACATTCGCCATCAAAATCGATGACAAGGTAACAACGG